TTGCTCCGAGTGCTGCAGCGCGTATTCGGCGATGTCCATGTCGAATACTTCGGGTCGCTTGGCTCGGGCCTCTTTCGCATCCTTGAAGCCGAGTGCCTTTGCCACCGCGAGGTCCAACTTGGAAAACCGCCACTTGCTCGGTGAGGCATCGCGGTTGATCACAACTCGGTTGTAGTTGGTGTCGTACGGCGCGCTCACCAACTGCGGACGGTACTTCCAGAGCTTCTTCGTCTTCGCATAGACGAGCAGGTACTCGGCGGCCGTATACACGCCCGGATTCACGACTGCGAACCCTGACGGTGCCCTGGTCTCAATCGTGATGGTGGAGACGTGATTGGCGCGGTCGAAGACCTCGTCCATCACGACCTTGAAGTAGTGCATCTCGTGGTGGTCAAGGTGGACGAAGATGGCTCCGTCACGAGCCAGGAGGCGCTTCAGCAGCAGCAGGCGATCACGCATCAAGGTGAGCCAGATCGAGTGCTCGCGCCCATCTTCGTAGTGCTCAAACGCCGCTCCCGTATTGAACGGCGGATCTATGTAGATCAGCTTCGCCTTTTCTGAGTACTCGGGGAGGAGGGACCGCAGTGCAAGGAGGTTGTCGCCTTTCACCATGAGGTTCGGGGCGGACTCGCCGATCTCATCGCGAATGTCGATCAGCCGCGGCTCCGCAACCCGATAGTCGGTGCTCTCGACCCACTCGAATGAGTCCGCAGCAGTTGTTAGGAGCCGTAGGTTCTTGTTGGGCCATGTGAGCTCAAGGCGATTTCGGCGTGGAGGCAATTTCGACCCACCGCTCCTTACTTGCCGCGTTCGCGAGTGTAGGAACCAGATCATCGAGCCTTTGCGAGGCGGGTGCGTCGCGCTCAATTTTCCGCCTGTTTGCGGGAGGTCTATTGCTCGGTCGTGGCACCGAGCCGCATGCGGTACTCCTCGATCGATCTCACCTCGGCCTGGTGCTCCCGATCGTCGTCGTCCGGCCGAACGTGTTCGATGCCGAGGCGCAGGCGCGCACTCGGAGTCAGGCCGAGCTGCCGCGCATGCTCCAGGAGGTGGCCGAGTACGTCGCTGCGCACACGCGCAAGGGGGTTCGGAGCCAGACCGGGACGGTAGCCGGCCTGGACAAGCATCCCGGTCTTCTGGAGGTTGGCGTCGAACGCCTGGGCGAGGGCAGCCCGATGAAAGAGGTCAAGGAGCCGCGGCTCCAGGCGCTAGATGAGATCGTGTCGCTGGATCGGTGGATCGTCTCCCCCGAGCGCGCGGAGACCTGGGCGCGCTGCCTCACCGCCACCAAGCCCGGCCAGGGGCTCGGGCTCGCGGACCTGGGGCTGCGGCCCCGGCGGATGGCGACCTTCTACCGGGCGACGTACGACGACCCCGAGGAGGAGGGGGTGGCGGTCTCCAGCCTGGCGATCGCCCAGGCGAAGCCGCTGGAGCTGTACGGGCCGCAGGAGGACCCGTACGGGTCGCCCTTCATCGGCACCGGCCGGAGCCACGCGCTCTGGACCCGGCGGGCCGTCAGGCGCATCCAGGTCCACCTCGGGGTGGATGAGCGCCTCGCGGTGGATGAGATGGGCGGCTAGGACGAACTTGCATTCCGGTCGGCTGCCTGGTACGCTGCCACGCATGAGCAGCAAGGGACACCGCCTAGAGACCCCGGCGACCCGCAGGCTGGACGCCCGCGTGTTCCAGGCGGTCTCCTACGCGACGGACGAGGCGCGCGACCTGGCGCTGGAGAACCGGGACCCGATCTCGGCGGTCCGGCCGTCCGGCGTGCGCCTATCGTCGCTCCGTCGCTCGCTCGCGCGGCTGTCCCGCAAGGGGCTCGTGACGTTCCGCAACGGCGCATGGAGGAGGGTGTGATGGCCGAGGCATCGTTCGGGCAGCACGTCCGCCGGGTGGACCGGCTCTGCCTCTGCGGCGGCATCGAGCGCGAGCACGTCGTCCTGGGCAACCGCGGGCAGGGGTGCTCGCACCTCGGATTCGATGCCGAGACCGCGCCGGACGGCCGCTTCACGAGCCTCACGGCGAAGTGCCCGTGCCGGAAGTTCAAGAACACCGGGCTTACGAGGACGGTGGGGGCGTGACGCGAGGCGTGATGCCCCACGGCAAGGACGCCGCGTTCACCACCCCATCGGTAACGGTGTATCAAGGCGACGTGCTGGACGTGCTGCGCGACCTTCCCGACGAGAGCGTGGATTGCGTGGTGACCAGTCCTCCATATTGGGGACTCCGCGACTACGGCACTGCGAAATGGTCGGGCGGCGATCCTGAGTGCAAGCACGCGATAGGGCGAATGATGGGGAACGCGAACAAGGGCCACGTTCGGCAGGTGCTCGATGGGGACCGGGATACGTGTCGCTGCGGCGCTTCTCGCGTTGACTCACAGATCGGCCTAGAGCGCACCCCTTCGGAATACGTGGAGAAGATGGTCGCGGTGTTCCGCGAGGTGCGCCGGGTGTTGAGTGGCCGGGGAACGTTGTGGCTGAACCTGGGCGATAGTTACGCCGCGCAGGGTGGTGGAAAATCCGAAGGCCAGTATGTCGAGAAGCGGGTATCGACTTGGCAGAAGCCGCGGAGTGTTCCGGGGGGCCTCAAACCCAAAGACCTTGTGGGCATTCCGTGGCGCGTGGCGTTCGCTCTCCAGGCTGACGGCTGGTACTTGCGCTCCGACATTATCTGGGCGAAGCCGAATCCAATGCCCGAGAGCGTCACCGACCGCCCGACCAAGAGCCATGAGTACATCTACCTCCTGAGCAAGAATGAACGCTACTACTACGATGCGGATGCGATCCGGGAGGATGCGGTAACGAATGGTCTAAATGGCGGTGCATACTCCCCTCCAGGTCAGCCTCCTCATAGCAACGCCCGAAAAAGCGTGGCCCGCGGCGACTTCAACGGCAAGACCAACGCGCTTCCTGGCCGCGAGGCGTTCCGCGCTGTTACGTCATTTCGCAACGCCCGCTCCGTCTGGACTATCGCCACGACGCCGTACCCCGAGGCCCATTTCGCAGTGTTCCCCCGAGAACTACCGGAGCGAGCGATCAAGGCCGGATGCCCGGAGCGGGTTTGCGAAACGTGCGGGAAGCCGAGCGAGAGGATCGTAGAGAGAGAGCGCGTTCCGCTGCAACGCACGTACAGAGGTGCGGTTCAGACCGTGGAGACGATGACGCCGCAGGGTGTTCGTTGGGGTGGCGACGGGGTACCGTCACGCATCGCTTCAACGACTACCGGCTGGACTGATTGTGGCCACGGCACTTGGCGTCCCGGAATCGTCCTCGACCCGTTCGCTGGCAGCGGCACCACGCTTGCCGTGGCCCGCGACCTTGCCCGCAAGTCCATCGGCATTGAGTTGAATCCCGAGTACGTGCGGCTCATCGAGCGGCGCGTGGCGCAACTCGCGCTGGACTTGGTGGTGAAGGAGTGAGTTCGCCCGTAACCGTTCACCGTGGCGATTGCATCGAGGTCATGCGGGCGATGCCCGAGAACAGCGTCGACGCAGTCGTGACCGACCCGCCGTACGAGTTGGCCTTTATGGGCCGTTCCTGGGATCAGGCGGGCGTAGCCTTTGACCCTGCAACGTGGGCCGAAGCCCTCCGAGTCCTCAAACCTGGCGGGCATCTGCTCGCCTTTGGCGGCACCCGCACCTATCACCGAATGACCTGTGCCATCGAGGATGCGGGGTTCGAGGTGCGCGACTGCCTCGCGTGGATGTACGGCTCCGGCTTCCCCAAGTCCCTCGACGTGAGCAAGGCGATCGACAGGGCAGCGGGAGCGAAGCGGGAAGTAGTTGCTGAGCGCCCCGCAAGCAAGGCATCTGTGGCATGGAGAGAACGAGAGGGCCGTTCTGATCGTCTGACCCCCGCGCCTATTACTGCCCCTGCCACTGACGACGCCCAACGCTGGCAAGGATGGGGTACGGCGCTGAAGCCCGCATTTGAGCCAATCGTGCTCGCCCGCAAGCCACTCACCGGCACGGTTGCCCAGAACGTGCTCGCCCACGGCACCGGGGCGCTCAACGTCGACGGAAGTCGGATCGGTACGGCAGATGGTCATGGCGGCGGGGCTAAGGCGAGTGGCGGCTTCGTATCCGGGTACGAGCGGGGCGACGGATTCTCGGCCTCGGCGGTGGGCCGCTGGCCCGCCAACGTCGTATTGGACGAGGCGGCGGCGGCGATGCTCGATCAGGCGAGCGGCGAGCGTACGAGCGGCAAGGTGAAACCGCACCACCGCAGTCACGGCAAGGCCGACGATCTGCGTTATGGCAAGTTCCGCGGCGACATTCCGCTAGTTGGATACGGTGATACCGGCGGTGCCTCTCGATTCTTCTACACCGCGAAAGCCGACGCAGAGGACCGAGGCCCGGAGAATCATCATCCGACCGTGAAGCCTGTATCGCTCATGGCGTGGCTGGTGAAACTCGTCACGCCCCCCGGCGGCGTGGTGCTCGACCCCTTCGCCGGATCGGGCTCCACGCTCATCGCCGCACGCCACCACGGATTCCAGGCCATCGGCATTGAGCGGGAGGCGGAGTACGTGGCAATCATCGAACGACGCTTCTGGCCCGAGACGGTCACGGTCCTGTGAGTCACCTGAAACCTACGAACGCGCCCGCCTCGATCCCGCACCTGACCCTTATGGAACGTGGTCCGCTCCTCGACTCGGACGGTTGGGACGACTGCACCTATGCCCTATGGAGCAAGTGGTGAAGCCGTACTACGAGCACGGCGGCATCACGATCTATCGGGGGGATTCTCGGGAACTGCTGGTTGATTTGGCAATAGCGGGGCCGGAGGTGTGGTTGACCGACCCGCCGTATTCGTCTGGGGGATTTCAAGAGGCGGGCAGGCTTTCGGGAAGCATTGGCAAAATGGGAGAGTTGTCTAAGGATGACCGAATCCCCGCAGACACGTTATCGACTCGGGGATACATGAATCTCATGCGTGAAGTGCTGCGCCATTCTCGGTCGGTGTTGGAGATCGGCGTGTTCACCGATTGGCGGATGTGGGTCAATACGGCTGACGCTCTTGAATATGCGGGGTTCGCCCTACGAGCGATGGTCGTGTGGTCGAAGGGAAATAACGGGATCGGTCGCCCGTGGCGCAACCAGCACGAGCTTCTTGCGTTTGGGATGAGACTGTCGGCCGAGAAAGACCGTATTGCCAAGCACGGCAACGTTATCGATTGTGGCAGGAGTGGCAATCAGTGGCATCCAACGGAGAAGCCGCTGGAACTCGTTACCAAGATTCTCGACAACATGATTCCGGGGGTTGTGGTCGATCCGTTTATGGGGAGCGGCACGACCCTAGTTGCGGCAAAGGCGCTCGGCCGCAAGGCAATCGGAATCGAGATCGAGGAACGCTATTGCGAGATCGCCGCGCAGCGCCTTAGTCAAGAGGTGCTTTTGTGAAGCGGATCGTCTGCGTCATCCAGGCGCGCATGAACAGCCGCCGCCTCCCCGGTAAGGTGCTCTGTCGGGCGGACGAGCCAGGGCCGCAGTGAAGGCCGAAGTGAGGTGCGCCGTCTGCGGCCACGGGATGCACGACCACGAGTTGTACGAGCGGCTCGACGGCGAGCGGCGCCCTGGGCGGTGCGAGGTGAAGGAGTGCCGGTGCCGGTACTTCCGCTTCCCGTCGTACGACGACCCTCCGGCGAGCCCGGCGTGGCGCACACGGTAGGATGGTCACTCGGATCGCGTCGGGAGGATTGACTGTGGCAGAGACCGGGAACCGTGCGCGCGAGGCGCGCGAGCGATCGGCGATCAAGTTGGCGCTGGACCCCAACTACTTCCGCAGGCTCGGGCGCCGCGGCGGCAACCGCACGCTCCAGCGGAAGGGCAAGGACTACCTCCGCAAGATCAGCATGAAGGGCGGCAAGGCGAACGCCGCAGCCCACGACTCCGACCATTTCCGCCGCCTCGGCAAGATCGGCGGCAAGAGTCTCGTGGACAAGGTCAAGGGGTCCGCGCGGAAGCGATAAGGGAGAGAGGTGTGAATCGACCGTGAACCACTGCATCTGCGTCCATTCCAGAGCGATGCACCACGACATCCCGCCCGCGTCGTGCGCGTACCCGGACTGCCGGTGCAAGCAGTTCTCGCGCCGGGAGCCGGACACCCTTGGCGAGGCGCGCGAGATCGAGGACGAGCGCAAGGCCGAGGGGGAGGCGCGGCCGTGAGGCTGATCAACCGCTTCGACGGCACCGAGTACGACTTCCTCTCGAACTTCCACCCGAGCCCGATCTCCCTGTACGGCCGGGTGTACCCGACGGTGGAGCACGCATACCAGGCAGCGAAGGCGATCACGCTGGAAGAGTCTGATTACGTCGGCTCCGCCGATACGCCGGGCCAGGCCAAGAGACGCGGCAACCATGTGATCGCCATGCGCACCGATTGGGACGACGTGAAGTTCGACGTCATGCGGCTGCTCATCGCATTGAAGTTCAAGCGAGGCTCGGACCTCGCGGAGCGGCTCCTCTGCACCGAGAGCGCCGTGCTCATCGAGGGCAACGATTGGGGCGACCAGGTGTGGGGCGTCGCAGATGGTAGCGGAGAGAATTGGCTGGGTCGAATCCTCATGGAGCGCCGGTCCGCGCTCCAGTCCTTGCACCTCACTGGGAAGCGGTGATAGTGTCCGCCGCGGACAAAAAGAAAAGCCGGGGTGGAACCCCGGCCTCCTCGTCTGCTCGACGAGGCTCATCGTACCAGCCAATCGCGGCTGGTCAAGGGCTACCGACCCAGCCCGCAAGGGGTCGGCACGAAATGGGCCTAATCCAGCCCGCCGGGACGCTCTGATGTCGAACGAGCCCGGACTCCTCGGGCCACTAGACAAAACAGAGACACCCCCCAGCCGCCAGCGGGCACGGAGCGAGGCGCGCCGACGACGGCGCCCGACGCCTATGACCTCCGTGAGTGAGATGCCAGAGCCGGGCGACGGTCCTACGGCTTCTTCACGACTCCCCTCGCAAGGGGGGAGTCTGCCTGGCGCGGGCTCTGGTCCCCGGCTTCAAGGAGGGGTGAGCGAGATCAAGTGGACGCGCATCGACTGGCGAGCGAGTGGGTACGACGAGGCGACCATCCTCACGGGAGTGGCGTCGCTCCTGGAGGGTCCGCCGGGTCGCCACATTCGACCCGGCTCCGTTCGCAAGCCCGCGCTGTGCGGCGAGCAATTCCCGAACACCCACCACGACGCGATCCGGCAGTTCCCGAGTGCCTACGAGGGGATCGACTTCTGCCGCGACTGCCTGGCCGTGTTCGCACGCGAGTCCCTGGCGGCTGCGACGTGAGCGAGATGGACCGCATGATCCGCGAGGAGCAGCGCCTGATCCGCTCGCAGCAGAAGGAGGCGATCACGCTCTGGCTCGCCGAGCGCAAGAAGTGGCTCGACAAGAGCGGGTTCGCGTACAGCCGCTGGGGCTCGCGGCCCGAGGTGCGCCAGGCGATCGAGCGCCAGGTCGAGATCGCGCTCGGCTACGGCTACCCGTTCGCGGCCATCGAGCGCGCGATCGTGCGCCTGTGCGCCGACCCGAAGGGCAGCCCGTGGCAGATCGCGCAGGAGGCCGACCGCTACACGGACGAGGAGCGCGAGGCCGTCCACCAGGCGCAGAAGTTCGAGGTCCCGAGGGACCCTGCCGTGGTGGCGGCCTTGGGCGGCCTCCAGCACGTATCCGGGCCCGCTGCGACTCCCGGGCCTGGTCCGTGGGCCCGGCGCTGCTGGGAGCCTTCCTGCGGCCTCACCGCGATCTACAACCAGCGGGGTTGCGCGGCGCATCTGTGACCGACGACCACGTCTGCGCCTACCAGCGCATCCCGTATACGGACCTGGAGAGATGCGCGTGTGGATCGAAGCGCAACGTCCCGGCAGAGCGCGTCGTCTCGAAACCCCCCGAGCGCCTCGCCAAGCTCCGCGCCCGGCACTACCAGGCTACGTCGGCCGAGGCGCTCCGCTCGATCGACCCCGCCTCGGTGGCGGGGCGGGTGTACGCCTTCCTGCTCTCCCACCCGGCGACGACCGACGAGACTGAGGCCGCCCTCCACCTCCGTCATCAGACGTGCTCCGCGGCCATCTCGCACATGTGGGACGAGGGCCGCGTGCGCGACTCCGGCGCCCGGCGCAAGACGCGCTCGGGCCGGTACGCGATCGTGTTCGAGGCGCTCCGCCCCGAGCCCGTGCAGCAGGCCCTGCTGTGACAGGGGCACGCATGTTCTGCCTGGCACTCTTTGCTCTTGCGCTGGTGTTGTCAGAGCAACGCGAGCGCGAGGGGCTCCGAGGGCTGTCTCTGATGTGGCTCGTCGCCGCCGCGGCGCTCCTGGTCCTGGCTGCGGCATGAACGAGGAGATGGCGCTCACGATCTCGGCGCTCCTCGCCACCGCGGATGGCGGCTGCTCGAACTGCGCCCACGGCCTTGCGCGGTTCCAGACGATGATCGTGAAGTACGAGGAGTGAAGCGCACGCCGCTGCGCCGCAGGACGCGGCTCGCCCCGATCTCCGAGCGCCAGGCCGAGCGCGCCGCCGACCTCAAGGTGGGCAAGTTCGCCAAATGCTTCTGGTGCAAGGCTCGCGGCCTGATCGCCGACGCGGTCGAGAAGGACCACCTCATCCCGCGCTCGCTCCTCCCGGGGGAGAACCGCGACCACCCGGACAACGTGGTGGACTCGTGCCGCCATCACAACACGCGCCGCGCCGAAGGCCACCCGGAGCGGTGGGACTACCTGACCCCGCGCCAGCAGCGGTTCATCTTGCAGCAGAAGGGGGTGCGTTTTGCCGAGAGGTATTTCGTTGGGGTCCCTGAAAATGACAGCGGAGCAGCGGCAGGAGAGCAGTCGGGCGAGCAGCCGTCTCTGGTACGCAAGGAACCGGGAGAGGGTGAAGAAGCGCGTCGTCACCCTCCTGATCGGTGACGACACGGTGTTCAACCGAGATCAGGAGCAGGAGCAGGCCAAGCGAGCGGAGGACGCCCTCGCCGCCCTCGACCGGGAGGGTGAGGGGTGAGCGACTACACGCTGCCGTTCCTCATCGTGCTCCTCTACGGGTTCGTGCTCGGAGTGTTCGTTGGGAGGGTGACGCGGTGATCCGCCCCTTCGCCACCGTCGCGTGCCTGGTCATACTGGCGCTGGGGTCCGCACCCAGCGCGGAGCCGATTGTCACGACCAGCGGTGCAGACACAGCCGCCTCTGTCATGGGAGACGCGGCCATGACTGGAACCCCGCCCGGCTCCGCAGTGCGTGCGGGACCACGGACACCGGAGGGACGGGCGGGTAAGCCGGTAAATCAACCGGAACAGGCCGATCCGCCTCCCGTCGAAGTTCGCCCCGCGCGCACCGTGATCGCCTCTTGGTACGGGCCTGGGTTCTACTCAAACCGGACCGCGTGCGGCCAGACGTTCACGCCGGAGATCGTGGGGGCCGCGCACCGATCGCTCCCGTGCGGCACCCTGGTGACGCTGCGCTACCGCGGCGTCACGGTCACGATCCCCGTCATAGACCGGGGCCCGGGCTGCACGTTCTACACCTGCGACGACCCGCCGCCCCACCTCGCCGGGCGCGAGTTCGACCTGTCGAGCGCAGCCCGCGCGTTCCTGGGCTGCTCGGACCTATGCCGGGTGGAGTGGCTGGAGTGAAAGGCAAAGGAGTTGCGATCGTGGCCCAACGAACACCGCTCGCCCGTGGGACCCGAGCCCTATCCCGCCTTTTCGGAAACCGCGCCTTCCTCGAATCACGCTCTGTACGCCGGGACGTGGCGATCGTGTACAAAGCCTTCACTGACTTGGCGCGTCTTATGTCCGAGAACCGTGAGGCGCTTCTCTCTGAGGATATGGTCCACCATCAAGGCCTCCGCAGCCCGATTCCTGCAAGCACGCGCGTGAAGCGTCCGGCGCCATGCCGTGCCGCGCGCCAGGTGTTCAAGGCGTGAACGACAAGCTTGAGCGTGACCCCGACGGCTAGCCCATAACCCAGGGTTCGGGAGCGCGAGGCCCCGGTGATAGCCGGGGCCTCTTGCTATCCGCCGCTACACTCCCGCATATGGCACTTTCCACGGAGACATCCGAGCATACGGATACGACCGGAACCGATGCCTTCGACAAGAGGTACGACGATCTGCGCGTCGAGTTCCTCGCCTGGCTCATGGACCCCGACCGGCCGCGCGAGGAGACCCAGCGCCAGTGGGCCGCCGCTCACCGTGTGCACGAGGACACCGTCTCGAAGTGGAAGCACTCGCCCGAGGCCCGCGAGATTCTCCTCCGCTGGCAGGAGCCATACCGGGTCAAGTTCGTTGAGATCGCCAAGTCCCTGTTCTCCGCGGCCACCGACCACGAGCACCCGCAAATGGTGCAGGCTGCGCGCACGATGGCCGAACTCCTGAACATGTACCCGGAGAAGAAGCCTCAAGGGCTCGACATCCGGCTCACCGTGGCGCAGTTGTACGCCGAGGCTGCCCGCGCGCTCGAATCCGGCGAGGTGATTGAGGGGGAGGTGTCCAGTGCCCCAGCGGGGTAAGCCAGCGCCCAAGCCCACCACCTACCCCTCCCTCGCCTTCTGCGCCGACTGCGGGGATGTCCATTTTTGGCATCGGCTGGAAGGGTGCCTCTCCTGCCAGGAGCGCCACCAGGACGGCCAGCACCCGTTCCGGGCCGTACAGGGTTCCGTAGAGCCCACGGGCTAAGGTGCAGGCACCCGAACTCGCTCTCGGGGTGGCTGCGCTCCAGCGCACGCGCCGGGACCCCATCTGGTGGGTCGAGCAGACGTTCGGCGAGAAGGTGATCGGCAAGCAGCGCGAACTCCTCGAACTCGCCGCCACCCCGGACCTCCGCGAACTCCACTGCAAGTCCTGCCACGACTCCGGCAAGACGCACACCGTCTCCCGGCTCGCGCTGTGGTGGCTCATGTGCTGGCCGGGCGACTCGATCGTGGTCACGACCGCGCCGTCCTGGAACCAGGTCAAGAACCTCCTCTGGCGCGAGATGCGCGACGGGTTCCTCCGGGCCCAGCGCCGGGGGCCGGGGCTCGGGGGCCGGATGCTCACGACCCACTACGAGCCCGCGGGCGCCGCGAGTCCGCTGTGGTACGCGACCGGCTTCTCCACCGACGAGCCGGTGAACTTCCAGGGCTTCCACGCCAAGCACATCCTGGTGGTCGTGGACGAGGCGGACGGCGTGCCCCAGGCCATATGGGACGCGATCGACGGCATCGCCACCTCGAAGCACGTCCTCATCGTGGGGATCGGCAACCCGATCGACCCGCAGAGCGCGTGGCGCAAGCGGTTCCAGTTCGCGCAGCACGAGTCCAACATGCGGACCATGACCATCGCTGACACGGACGTGCTGCCGCTCGCCGCGACGTACGACTTCCTCCTCCAGCCCGAGTGGGTCGAGGACAAGCGCCGCCGCTGGAGCGAGGGCAGCCCGCTCTGGCTGTCGAAGGTCAAAGCGCAGTGGCCGGACCAGGGATCGGACACGCTCATCCCGATGCGCTGGCTCCAGGCCGCGGTGGGCAAGCAAGTGGAGCGCGGGCTGCGGACGTACGGCGTGGACGTGGCCCGCTTCGGCGTGGACCGCTCGGTGTCCTCGCTCATGGAGGGCGGGCTGCTCCTGTGGCAGCATCCGATGCCCCAGCAGGACACGTACGTCACAGCCTCTTGGGTGATCTCGGAGATACAGCAGTACGGGCCGGTGGCCCTGGCGATCGACGCCGTCGGGCTCGGGGCGGGCGTCGTGGACCCCGTCCGCCACTGGCTGCGCTCCCAGGGCGGGAGCCGGGAGCAGATGCTGACCGAGCACATCGCCAACGCCAAGCCGATCGACCCCGAGCGGTTCGCCAACCGGGGCTCCGAGGTGTACTGGAACGTCCGGGAGGGCTTCGAGAAGGGCCTGTTCGCCTTCGGGACCGAGGACCCGGAGGGCATGGACGAACTGATCAACCAACTCAACCAGCCCCGGTTCGGCTACCTGGGCGGGGGGCTCAACCCGGGCAAGATCGCCGTCAATAAGTTCGGCCTCAAGGTGACCCAGTCCGAAGCCGCGCTAGACTCCGAGACGCGCGCTTCGCGCTCACCGGACCGCGCCGACTCGTTCGTGATTACCGCGACAGCGGCGACAACGTACATCGGCAAGACGGAGGCCCCGAAGATGGTCCGGGTATGGCACGGATTCAAGCCCGGCGTGGTGAACGCATGAACCTCACCACCATGCGCACCCTGATCGCGTTCCGCGCGGGCTGGGGCAGCGAGTGAGCACGATCTACAAGGGCGCACGGCCCACGACTTACGAGCAGTACCAGCGCACGCGCTACCGGGGCGTGCACGACGCCGTCACCGCCATGACGACGATGAGCGAGCCGCTCCATCGCCGCGGGGGCGGGGGCGACGGGGTCGCGGGGGCGATGTCCTTCGCCGAACTTCTCGACCTGTACAAGCAGTTCGAGTCGTACTGGACCCCGGTGCACGCCGAGCAGGAGATCGACCGGCGCATCTTCAACCTCGCGCAACAGGTGAACGTGCCCGACGGCTACAACGTCGTGCGCCCCTCGACGGGCAACAGCGTGATCCTCACGCTCGCCGACCACGTCGCGGGCGACCGGCCGATGTTCAAGGTCCCCGAGCAGAACCTGTCGCTCAAGGCCGCGCGCAACTCGGAGCACATCGAGAAGGGACTCCAGGCGGCGATCGACAAGTTCACCGGGAACCTGCCGAACAACCCTGTTCGCACGATGGTGGTGAACTTCGGGTGGGCGGGCATGGCCGTCTCGCAGGGCCCGATCTTCCTCCCTGAACTGTGGGGCTACGAGCCCGAGCGCAAGTTCTTCAAGTCCGAGGAGGAGTACGAGGAGGCGCTCGGCGACTACCAGGCGAATAAGCGCCTCCAGTGGCCGTTCTGGTGGCGGATGGTGGACCCGCGCTACTCCTTCCCCGACCCCGGCACCACGGGCAAGCAGATGGTGATGGTCTCGTACGATCGGACCGTCGCCTCGATCAAGGCGCAGTTCCCCGAGTGGAGCGGCCGGAAGACGAACTCGTACGAGGAGTGGCCGATCCAGCAGCGGCTGCGCTGGCTGGAGGCGTGGGACTGCACGCACCGCTACTACACGGTGGGCTATCAGACGGACGGCGAGATCATCGACGTGGCGCGCCACCGCTACGTCAAGCCGCCGTTCCAGATCAGGGCCGCGGGCTTCGGCGACGAGACCGGCGAGACGTTCGAGCAGTTCCGCTCGCTGATCTTCCCGGCGCGCTCGCTGATCAACCAGGAGATCAGGGTTCTCACGCAGTTGGACGCCGTCATGCGGAACGCCGCCTGGACGCAGATGCTGACGCCCGAGGGCTCGAACTTCACGCAACTCATGCCCGGCACCGTGACCCCGATGAAGCGCGAGGACATCGACCTCACCCGGCCCGTCACCGAACTCCGGGGCGAGGTGGTGCAGGCGCTGCTCCAGGAGCACGAGATCATCTCGAACGGGATCGAGGAGGCCACCTACCCGAGCGTGGTCCGCGGCGTGCGAACGAAGGGCGTAAGCTCGGGCTACGGGCAGAACTCGCTCGCCGCGCTCGGCAAGATCAAGTTCGGCTCCGTCGCCGGGCAGACGGCGTCTCTGCTCCAGGAGTGGGGCGCGGACTTCCTGCGGTGCGTCGAGCGGGTCGTGGAGGAGCCGCTCCCCATCTGGGGCCCGAACGCCGCGAAGGGCTTTGACGACTTCGCGCTCAAGCCGAAGGACATCAACGGCTACTACTACTGCCTGGTCACGCTCAACCCGAAACTGCCGATCGACCGGGCGAACGAAATCCAGGTGGGCTCGGTCCTCTACAATAACGGCGAGGGCGTGATCGACTCGGACACGTACCTGTCCGACTTCGCGGGCTACGAGCAGCCCGAGGAGATGCGTATTCGCGTGATGCGTGACCGGATCATGCGCCTGCCCCAGGTGCAGCAGGTGATGATGCTCGCGGCGCTGGACGAGACCGGGATGCTCGACTTCCTGGTCGAGGCGGCGCGCAAGATCGGCATGGAGCCGGGCCAGGTGCTCGCCTCGCTTGGCCTGCTCCAAGCACCCCAGCAGGCTCCGGTTGGCCCCGGAGGCGGCGCGCCCGGAGGGGGCGGGGCGGCCTCCCTCTCCGGTGCGCGCATGAACCCCGGGCCGAGCGCCCAGGCCGAGCCCATGCCCGGCGGTATCAACTCGGTCGCGCAGCCCATGAGCCAGGCCGAGGCCGCGGCTGGGGCGGGCGTCCCGGGCCCCGGCGGCGTGTCCGGTGGGTACACCTGATGCCGTCGGACAAGACGCTCTCCCCCGAGACCCGCGCCGTCAAACTGGCGGCGAAGGACCTGGGCGCCTTCCGTGACTCGTTCCGAAACCAGGGGTCGCTCTTTATGCAGGCCCGGCGCAGCCCGTCCACGGAGCGCCTCCGGGCGGCCGTCCTGGCGAGCCCGGCCGCCCGCGACCTGATGGCGAACGGGCACCCGCTCACGCTCGCCGCGCGTGTGGCTCGCATCGAGGCGCGCGAGAGGCGGGATAATCCGCTCGCCGCGCTCCTCGCAGAGCACCCGGAGGAGGTCTAGATGCCGCTCACGATCCGCGATGCCAACGGCGCGACCATCCTCATCGACCCGCTCACCGGCCAGGTGATCACGCCCGACCGGATGCGCTCCGCCGCGTTCGCCGTGGCGCAGCAGCGCGGCATGGACCCCAACGACTTCGTCGCCCAGGTGAACGCCGTCAATGGCTTCAACCCCGGCGCGTTCGGCGAGGACCCGACCACCACGCTCATGCAGATGGCGGACATGGTGGCAGGAGGCCGCGTGCTCACGGGTGGACCGAATGGCCCCGGCTCCGAGCCAGAAGTGGACCCCGGCCGCGTGCTCACGGGTGGACCGACGGAGCCCGCGCCGCCGTGGAAAGTGAAGGACACCTCGCCGGGCGGGATCAAGAACGTATTTGTGAGCCCGCTGAACGGCAAGGTCGTGGTCGAATACAAGGACGCCATCGCGTACCCCCCGGATGAGATCACGGTCCAGCAGTTCGCAAGCGTCTACCCGAGAGCCCGCTTCGACAAGAACGGGCGCCTCGCGGCCTGGAATGACGACGACGACGACGCGGTGCCCGCGTCCACGATCGCCACGAACCAGGCTGCGATGGAGCGCCAGCGCGAGGCCCAGCGGTTCCAGGCCGGGCAGTCCGCGCTCCTCCGCCAGGATGAGCAGCGCCGCTGGCAGGAGAGCTACGACTTCGACAAGGCGAAGTACAACGCGGGCCTGGAGGTCGCCCACGCCCGCGAGCAGCAGCGGATCGCGGAGAGCACGCGCGACTTCAAGGCCGCCGAATACTGGCGCTCCCGCGGCGACGAACTCGACCGGATGCGCTTCTCCGAGGACCGGCGCCGGTTCGACGCGAGCCTGGAGCACCGCAAGGGCCAGGACCTCCTGAACCTGGGCACCCGGCCCGAGACGTTCCTCAAGTACCTCTACGCGCTGCGCGGGCTCCAGTCGCCCCAGGGGCTCGACGTGTCCCCGGCCGTGCTGCCGGGGTTCGGCTCGCAGGCCGCGGCCCCCGCAGCGGCAGCGAGCAGCACGCCCGCGCCAACCGTGCCCAGCGGAGGGGGCGCACCCGCGCTCCCTGGGAGTGCTCCCTCCGCCTCTGGCACGGGGCTGCCCGCGATGGCGGCTGCCGCGCCTGCGCCTGCACCCGCTCCCGTCGGGAACGGCATGGGCGCTATCGCGCTTCAGGACCTCCTGGCGCGCCAGCAGGGCCTGCCGGTGCCTGCTCGGGCCGGGCTGCCGCACGGCACGAACATCGCCGGGCCGACCTCGCCGCGGCCATCCATGCCGCTCCAGAACGTCCTGGTGCCGCAGCCGTCGGTGTTCAAGATCGGCAACACGGAGGTCCTGGCGAAGGACGCCCAGCCCGCGGGTGCCATCTCGGTGAATGCGGGGCAAATCCTGCCCGGCACGGTGGCGCGCATCCCGATGCCGCAGAACTGGTCTACCAACCCGGCTGCCACGGTCACGAGCATCGACGTGACGCCCGACGGCGAGGTGGTCGAGCACGGTATGCGCGAGGTGATCCAGCCCCAGCACCTCGGGGGCGGCACGCGCTGGGAGGCGTACGCCGACGGGGGCCCGATCCGCGAGCCCGTGATCGGCCGCGGCGTGATCTCGGGGCTGCCGTACATGTTCGGCGAGGATGGCACCGAGCACGTCGTGCCCGAGGGCAAGACGCTGGACGACGTGAAGGGCAAGCGCCCGAAGAGCCGCAAGTACGCGACCGGCGGCGCCGTCGGCGGCGTGCCGCAGTACGCACGCTCCGTGTTCAACCCCGCGGGACTCGCCGCGAAGTTGCGGAAGAGCGAACTTTCGCCCGGCGTGCCGGTGCTCCCGCAGTTCCGATACCTCACCGGCCAGGGCGAGTCCCTGATCCCCGGCGCCCAGCAACTCACAGGCTCGACCCCGAGCGAGCAGGCGCTTTACCGTGGCTTCCTCACGGACTACGCGGGCGTGAACGCGGACGACGTGTTCTCCCTCGCGCAGCGGATGCGGCCACAGGCGAATGCCCGGCCGACGCGCATCGCGTCGTCGTACTAGGGAGGAAACGTGCCGCGCACCGCCGAGGAGCAGCGGGGACCGAAGCGACCGCCCCGGCTTCCGCGCGACATCGAGATCGGCATGGGGACGCCCGTGAGCAGCGCCGTCGGGGTCTCACCGCATCCGCAGCCCCCGGGCCCGCTCGACTTCCTTGAGGGAACCCCCGTCTCGGGGGTGTTGGACTGGATCACCCGCGAGGCGCCGCGCCGCGCTCGGGGTGAGCCGGGTGCGCTCCCCGGCTCGGTCGAGCCCCTGCCGGTCCTCGGCACCGAAAAGTCCGGTATCCCGGACCTCATGCACTTGATCACGGCGCGGCAACGATGGACCCAGGCGGCGATGCAGAATCCGCCGTTGCCGCGCGAGGGTATGTCGGACGCCGAGATCGAACGGCGCCGTGAACTTGTGGAGCAGGGCCTGTCGATAGACGATGCGGGCCGCCGGGCGCGCCTGGAGACCGCCGGCCGGGCGTTGAAGGGGCTGGGCGAGTTGGGCACCGGGCTGGTGGGCGGCACTGCGCTCACGTTGTCAGCGTTTACCCGCGGGGAGGTCCAGAGGCGGCTGGACCCGGACGCCTGGGTGGAGAACATCCGCCGCGGAGGGCAACGGCTGCCGGAAGGCAGCATGGGGCGTTCGATGGTCGATCTCGGCGTGCCGGATGTCGGCGCCTTTTTCGCCCTCTCAGCCCCCGTACGGGCCGCCCGGGCCGCAGCGCGGTCCCTCGCGCTCACCGAGGGCTACCGCCTCTCCTTGGCCACGGAGACCCTGACCGACGCCGTCCGAAGCGGGAGGCCCTACAGGGAGGCGTTGGAGGAGACCGCGGCCCGGCACCCGCGCGTGGACATCGGCGACTTGGCGGTCGAGTACGCGCGCCGCGCCTCTGGGGGTGCTGGTCGATCACCTGGTACGTACGTGCCCTCGGTGCCCGGCTCCACCAAAACCGTCCCCGTCCTTGTCAACAGCGAACGGTTGCCTGAGCCGTTGCCTGAGCCGTTGCCTGAGCCGTCGATCATGCCCGAGGAGATCACCCAGCGCATGAAGGACGCGGGCTACTCGCGCATCCTCATCGCCCCCGGCGCCTCGGCCACCCGTGCGCCCGAGTACGCCGCCGAGGTGGAGCGGGCGCTCGCGCAGGCCGCCGACCGCGAGACGGCGCTGCTCAAGGGCAACGCGCGATTTGTGGGCGATGAGGATGCGCGAGTAGCCCGCGTCCTTCACGGGAGAAGGCCTCCTCCACAAGAGGAGGCCTTCTCCCGTACGAAACCCACGCCGTGGGCGGTCCGCATGGAGCCCGAGGGCGTGCTCGCCGCCGAGGGTCGCGGCATGGTGATCGCGCCGTCCGGCCAGATGTACGCGGACCGCCTCCCTGGCACCACGCCGTACGACATGCTGGTCAAGATCACGGACAAGGGCTACCCGTCGCGCATGGTCGTGGACGCGGACAGGGTGCGGGCCCGCTCGTCCCTTGGCAACCTCTCCCGGTACAACATCGCGCACCGAGCCTCGATCAACACGGGCGCCGGGGCGCTCCCGGAGGGGCTCCGCGTGAACTACCGAGCGGACGCCGCCTCGATGGCGTCCGCTCGGCGCGAACTTCTGCGTGAGGCGTTCGAGGACAACGCTGGTGCGTTCGGGCGCACCGGACTGGTCACGGTCGAGGTAGATCGGCAGCAGTTGTCGCGCGCCTTCGGCGACACGCGGCGCACGCTGCGGGTGAACGTCGTGGGCCGCCCGACGGTCGCGCAGATGGACGCGATCGAGCGCATCGTGCTGCACGCCTCCACCGCCGAGACGCGCGGCATCCCGATCGACCTGGAGTGGCGCGTGGTCGGCCTCGGCAAAGGGAGCGGCGGCCAGTTCACCGAGATCGCCAGCGAGGCGCTCGGTGGAGTGAAGCGCGGCCGGGTCACGGTGTCCCCGGAGGAGGGGCCGTCGATCTTCGAGAAGTTCCGCGCGCTGAGCGCGGCGGTGCGCCAGCAGGGCGACATGGCGGCGGGGCTTGACCTCCAGACGGCGATGAAGCCGGGCATGGGGCTGCGCGATTTCAAGGAACTGGTGCCCGAGTTCCGCGATTGGGCCAAGCGTGCCGGGGTCACGATCAAGGAGGTCGGGGTCGGCAAGAGGGTCACTTCGGGCTGGGGCGCGGAGAACGACCTCGAACTCCTGGTCAAGGGTCCCGAGCGGGGTGTCGAGTGGCTCGGCGCGAAGGCCGCCGACGAGATGGGCCAGAGCGCGTTCATCGCGGTGCACCCTGGCACCAGGGACTTCGTCTCCCGGGTGACGTTCGACGCGATCCCGCGCGACCAGATGGACGCGCTCGCGAACCTAGTGAAGCCCTACCTGAACGCCCACATCATCCCGGACAAGAATGGCAACGCGGTGGGGCTCGTGGCGGTGGGGCCGCGCGGGGACGTGAGTGCCTCGACGCAACTGGTCAAGTTCCTCGCCAATCCTTCGGTCCAGGAGAGGCTCTCCAATATCAACCGGGCAGACAGCCGGGCGAAGGTGGTAGCATATGGGCGTGACGAAGCAAACAAAGCCTTCTACGAGGGACTCGGCTTCGAGTCCCGCACCTATTCGGAGGCTCTCGCCAGAGGACCTCGCGGCACTGCTGGAGGCCGCGCGAGAAGCCTTCTCGACTCCGCCGACCCCGGAGGAGTTGGCGAGGGAACGCGAACGCCTCGCCCAGGCGAAGCCGCTGGAGGAATCGGTGCTGCTTTTCCCCGACCAGGCGCGTACAGGGAATGGGTCGCCCGCAAGCAGACTCCCTACGGATACGACTGGCAGGACTCCTGGCGGCGCCAGCGTGCCGCCGAGGCCGCCGAGCGCCTAGACCCCTACCTCGGCACGGCGGACCTGTCGCTCCCCGTGGAGCAGCGCGTTGGCCTCTACAGGCGCGAGTCAGACATCCTCCGCTCGATGGTGGGCGACCTCGCCGACTACGAGAAGCGGGCCCTCGCCGCGCGGTGGGGCGTGAAGGCGAAGGACCTCCGCGGCATCGAGCGCATGAGCGACGAGGCGCGGCGCGCGGGCTTCCTCGCCGATATGACCGTCGTGGAGCAGCGCATCGGACGCCCGCTCAACGGCGAGGAAATCGCGTACCTCTCCGACGTGTACGCGCTCCCGGTCGAGGGAAAGCCCTCGAAGGTCGTGGTCGATATGAAGCAGATCGTCCACGGCCAGCCCGTCGTGTTCCGCGGGTGGCACGGCACGGGCGCCTCGTTGGAAGAACTCCGCCAGGGCTTCAGAGTCCCGGCCCAGGAGGTCGGGCCGCTCTCCGGCAGCCGCGTCAACGTGATGCGCCGCGAGGGCTGGATGGGCAAGGGCGTGTACCTCACCGACCAAAAGGACTTCGCCGGGCGGTTCGGCAAGGCGCTGTCCATCGACGCCGTCCTCCGCAAGCCGTACGTCGTCCAGGGTGGCCGGAAAATCACCTGGCCCGAGGTGCAGAAGTTTGACCCCGAGGCGCTCATGGCCCAGGGGTACGACTCGATCGTGGTGCTTGGCGGTCGGAGCCACGGCTGGAAGGGCGAGACGTTCCGCGCCGTCACCGTGTTCAACCCGAGCAACGTGTTCCCGACGCCGGGCTCCAAGTGGGTGCGGGGAGTGGGAACGTTCTTCCCACGGATACGCCGCCCTCGCCTGCGGGACTACGACTCGGCGAACCTCCCCGCGGTGGCCGCGCTCCCCGCCGGGGCGAGCGCGACGGACGAGGACCTCCCCGAGGAGGAGCGCCAGCAGCGCGCGGCGCTCGCGGGTGGGCTC